TTAGGGAGCTAAGACATGGCGTTAACTAAAGTATCAAAGAGTTTAATAAGTACAGATACCGTATTCTCTGTGGATGCTTTAGGTGGTGTGTACGGTAACTCTTCTAGCCCTGTAACTATAGCGGTTACAGTAGCGTCTAAGACAGCGGCCCACCCGTACAACGGTGATGGCAGTAGCTCTGCTTACTTCCTTGACGGACTAGAATCACCTGCAATACTACTGAATGGCGCTGATGATGTAACGTCAGACTCTGGCTACTACTATAAGTTTGATCAGGCAGATAGCTCTAACTCTGGGCACCCTCTGTTATTTTACCTCGATGCTGCTAAAAACACCGCTTACACAACAGGGGTAACGACTAGCGGAACTCCGGGCAATGCAGGAGCTTACACCCGCATAGACGTAGATGCTGACACCCCAAAGGTTATCTATTATCAATGTAGCTCACACGCCTACATGGGTAACTATGCGGTTATACCGGCATCTAAAACTTTTACTACGATAGATGTTAACGGTGGAACTATTGATGGAGCGACAATAGGGGCTAGTGCTGCTGCTTCCATTGTTGGTACTACTATTACGGGTACACAAGTAGACATTACGGCTCAAGGCGATCTTAGGCTACAAGACTCTAGTGGTGGGCAATACGTTGCTATGCAAGCTCCTGCCACAGTGGGAACTAGTTACACTTTGACAATGCCAGCAGACGATGGTGACGCTGATCAATACCTGCAAACCAACGGATCAGGAGTCTTAGATTGGGCAACAGTGTCCGTCCCTGCCAGTGCTTATAACACTTGGCTAGTGAAGACAGGTGCGTTTACTGCGGCTTCTGGTGACCAGTTGATCTGTAATAGCGGCAGTGCGTTCACCATAACGCTACCCGCTGGCTCCGCAGGTAACACAGTNATTATATGTAACGCTGGGGCTGGNCTAGTAACAATAGGTAGAAACGGTTCACAGAANATTAATTCGGTTGCTGCCGATGGAACTTTACCAAACGGGAACAGTACGCAGCTTGTCTACACAAACGACACAATTGGCTGGTTCCAAGTCTAGGAGAATAATATGGCAGTTTTAGGTCAAGTTGCAACAGAAGCATTTCCCCAGTTAACAATTACCCAAAGCCAGACATGGGTTCCCCCGCAAGATGGGACAGTTTGCATTCATGTCGTTGGGGCTGGAGGCGGGGGTATGGGACTCGCCGCTTCCGCTAAGGGTGGAGGCTCGGGTGCTTACGCAAAAATACCTACACTCGCTGTAACAACCTCTGGCTCATACACGTTAGTGGTTGGTGTTGGCGGGGCTGCGGGTATGGCCAATGGTAACGGCGCTAATGGAGGTGCTTCTACTGTTGCTGGAACTGGATTAACAGGAACAAAAACCTGTAACGGTGGCACGGGTGGTAGACACGATGGAAGTGCTTTCGTTAATGGTTCTGGTGGAACAGTGACAGGGTCTGGAGAAAGTTGGGCAGGATACCAAGGAGGTAATGGAAATACGGGTGGTGGAGCGGTAGGGGTATTTGCAACAGGTCAAGCTGGTCAAGCCTCAGGCGCAGCTAGATCAGGTGGAATGACGGACGCTCAATCTGGAGGGTTGGCAATGTCTGGTTACGGAATAATTTGCGGAGGTTCTTCAGTTTCAGTTACTCATTATTACGCATCTGGGGGCTACGACCCCGTAGCAACTGGAGCTGATTTGTGCGGCGGCGGCGGTATTGAGTATTCAGCGCGAGGCGAATATATGTTTGCTGGTGCTGGAGGTATAGGTGGTGGAGGCGGGGGCTGTAGAAACACTAGTGCGGGTTCGGCAATCGGTGGTCGCGGTGGCGATGGCATTATCCTCATTCAATACCTGCCTTGGTAATCGGAGAAAATTATGAGTAATAAATGGGTAATAAANGACGCTGACGGCAACGTAACAAACCCTTGCATTAAAGGATCAGAAGAGTTTGTTAAAGCAACCTTTAGTCATTACACGGCGTTTGTAGAACCAGAAACACCTGCTTTAACGGCTNAACAAGAAGCAAGGCAGTGGCGAGATCGGGAGCTTACTGCGACAGACNNAGCCTCCCAAACTCCTGATTGGCCTAACCGCGATAACATAATTACTTATAGAGCGGCACTCAGGAATTGGCCTTCAACCGCTGATTTTCCAGACACCAAGCCGACTTTGTAGCATGAATGGTTTTAGCCTTCCTATTAATAGTAAGCGTGGGGCAAGCCAACTTTGGTGAGGAACAGCCGATGGTTTTCAGGGACGCATACCGCTGCTGGACATACGCTAGGATATTTCAGTACGGGCTGCGGTCACCTAAAGACAACTGGCGAAATAATAGCCCAGTAGAAGCATATTGCGTACCCAGTTGGGTGCCTGAAGACAGCGAGTTTCAAGATTAAGGAAGTTAGTAATGTCCGAAGAAGTAGCCCTAAAAGCCTTGAGTAAGATAGACATCCACGAAGCAGAATGCTCTTTACGGTACACAGCCATTGAAAGGCGGTTAGAGGCAGGTAGCAAGAGGTTTGATAAACTTGATAACATGATTTGGGGTCTATACACCCTCATCATATCTTCGATGGCTGGAGCCATGATTACTTTTATTAACCAGTGAGGTTTGATATGCAAAAGTATTTAACAAAGATCGGAGAGGCTATCTGGGACAGAATTCAGATTGTTAATCGGGCGGTTCTAGGGGCAGCGGCACTGGCTATTGGCCTATTAATAGGTGCGTTACTGCTGGTTATTATCCTGTGATTGAGTCACTTATTGGCCCTGTGGCTGGTCTTCTAGACAAATTTATTGAAGATAAAGACCAGAAAAACGCTTTGGCGCACCAAATAGCCACTATGTCGGAGCGTCACGCGCAGGAGCTGGCAAAGGGTCAGTTAGAAGTTAACAAGGCAGAAGCTGCATCAAACTCGCTGTTTGTAGCAGGATGGCGACCAGCAGTAGGGTGGGTGTGCGTACTAGGCATGGCTTCTAACTTTGTGCTGATCCCTATGGTCAACTTTATCTTAGCTCTTGCTGAGTCTACAGTAACTGTCCCGTTAATAGACACTTCTACCATGATGCCGGTGTTACTTGGTATGCTGGGGTTAGGTGCTATGCGTAGCGCCGAAAAGATAAAGAAAGTTAGCCGCGAGAAATAAAGCGATGCCACTACAGAAATTAACGTTCAAACCGGGTGTTAACAGGGAAACTACCTCGTATACAAATGAGGGTGGGTGGTTTGACTGCGACAAGGTTCGTTTTCGTTTTGGCAGCCCAGAAAAGATAGGCGGATGGGAAAAAGTATCAGGGCAAAGCTTTTTAGGCACGGCACGAGCTTTAAAACCTTTTGTTGCCCTAGACGGCAGCAGCTTTATGGGGATAGGCACTAACCTTAAATACTATGTTTCGGAAGGGGGCTCGTATAATGATGTTACCCCTATAAGGCTTGTTACGTCAGCGGGGGACGTTACTTTTTCCGCGACTAACGGCTCTTCGACTATTACTGTTACGGACACGGCTCACGGCGCCAATCCAAATGACTTTGTAACTTTTTCAGGCGCAGCGGCTTTGGGAAGTGGTAGCGCGACAATAACAGCCGCTGTTTTAAACCAAGAATACCAGATCCTTAATGTTACCAACGTCAATACTTACACTATTATTGCCAGAACCGTTCAAACGTTAAAAGAAATAACGATTGACGGTCAGTACACTCCTACCCCTGTTTTAGCTACTTCTGCCGACACGGGAAACGGGGGTTCTTCTGTAGTAGGGACTTACCAAATACAGACAGGTCTAGACAACTCAATAGGTGGAACAGGTTGGGGTTCTGGACGTTGGGCAAGAGGCTCGTGGGGTTCAGGAGACTCTATAAGTGGGGCCGACGATATTCTAAGAATCTGGAGCCACGACAGCTTTGGCGAAGATTTGTTAATAAACGTTAGGAACGGCGGCATATTTCTTTGGGACAGATCGGCTTCTAGTTCTTTCTCTTTTTTACGTGCTGTAGCACTTTCTTCTCTAGCCGGGGCCGACGCGACTACGCCGACAATTGCTAAAAAAGTAATGGTTTCGGACAGAGATCGACACGTTATCGTGTTTGGTTGCGATTCTCAGACCAATATTGGAGTACAAGACCCGCTGTTAATAAGATTTTCAGACCAAGAAAACCCTTTAGTTTGGGAGTCTCAGCCTACAAACACTGCTGGGGATCTTCGGATAGGTACGGGCTCTGAGATCATAACGGCTATTGAAACTAGGCAGCAAATCCTAGTGTTTACTAACCAATCATTGCACGCAATGCAGTACTTAGGCCCACCTTTCACTTTTGGCATAAGTTTGCTGTCTGAAAACATTACTATTGCAAGCCCGTTGTCCGCTATTGCCGTTGATGACTTGGTTTATTGGATGGGTGATGAAGACTTTTATGTGTACTCAGGGCAGGTTCAAAAGCTCCCTTGTACTGTAAAAAGCTATGTGTTTAATGACCTTAATAAAGATCAGTTTGAAAAAGTAACTTGCGGCGTGAACTCAAGTTACTCCGAAATATGGTGGTTTTACCCTTCTGCAAATTCAGAAAGCATTGACAGGTACGTTGTTTACAATTACCAAGAGCAGTCGTGGTACTACGGCAATCTAAGCAGGTCTGTTTGGCTAGATCGAGGTATTTCTCTTTACCCTATCGCAGCTTCTTTAGATGGGTATCTTTACTACCACGATATTGGAGCAGACGACGGTAGCGTAAACCCGCCTGTAGCCGTTTCTTCTTTTATTCAAAGCAGCCAAGTGTCGCTTGGTGGAGGTGATCAGTTTGCCTTTGTTTCTCGACTAATACCCGACGTCACCTTTGAAGGGTCGGCTAACCCGGCTCCTTCGGTGTCTATGACTCTAGAAGCTAGACAGTTTCCGGGGGCCGCGTACAGTAGTTCGGATAGTAGCACCGTTGCTCGAACCGCTGTTGTTCCTGTAGAACAATTCACAGATCAATCTTTTGTACGCCTACGAGGCCGATCTCTTGCTTTTAAAATAAGCTCTAGTGATACGGGAGTAGAATGGCGATTAGGCACACCCAGAGTAGATGTTCGAACGGATGGTAGACGATGAG